CTTGCTATACGCTCTTGTTCGTCCTGTTTTTGTTTAAGAAGCGCTCGCTCTTCGGTAAGTCTGTCTCGTTCTTCTGTGATTTCTGTCCACAGGTCAGGCATTCCTAGCTCCCAGCGCACCATGTGCTCTAGGTCAGCGTAATACCTTCTAATTTGTCTGACACGCATAACATTGTCAATGGCTTCTTGTGTAACGTTGCGTGGCTTACCAGCCAACACATCTGCTTTACGTTGAGCCTTTTGTTTCTCGTGCTCTTCTTCTAGGGATTGTTGACCAACAAAGAAAGAGGACAAAAATCCTCCAACTTCTTCTCCCATGTGAGCTACTTCTTGTCCAGTCGCTTTAAGTTCTTTGTAAACAGAAATACAACCTTGTATGCCGCTGTATGCGGCTTTACAAGTAGCAAAGATGGTTATTGGGTCAATTTTATCCTCACTTAACGTGTGTTAACATTGCAAATATTGTGCCAGCCATGCCTGTCAGCATGATGCCACAAGCGCTTATTAGAATGCCCTCTAAGCGCTTTAAACGGACATTAATGACGTCATAACGTTCAGCACATACCAACTCATGGGCAGACAACTTGGCGTCTGTAGCGTCAATTGTTGCCATTGTTATACCCAGCCTTTTTTCCATTAAAAGACGGGCGCAAAGAGTTTTTCCAATACAAATCACCGTCCTTGTACTCAAACAAATAATGCGCTTTATCTTGGTCAATCATGGCTTGCTTTCTAGCGCTTCTATGCGAGCGGTTAGTGCGTTTATCAGAGTAGCTTGCTGCGATAATGTTTCGGCTTGTTGGTCGTTTATAGCCTTGAGTTCTTGGATTGCTTTTAGCAACATGAACGGAATAACGCTTTGTTTTAGTTGTTTGTAAATTGTTGGGTCATCTTCGCCAACTGGATTTAAATCATCTTGTACTAAACCAGCAAATACCTGTTCTACCTCTTGAGCAATTAAGCCCAATTCTTTTGGTGTGCCGTCTGCGTCATTTTTCCAGTTGTATTTAACAACACGCAGTTTGCAAATATCTGCAAGATACCCATCACGGGTTGTCTCAATGTTCTTCTTTAATCTTTGGTCAGAAGAATAGGATGTTGTTCCATTTCCATATAAATAATAGTTAGCAATTCCAGACGTATTACCAGTAAGATGGGCTGTACTTGTATTATTGCCACCAGCCGCTATTGATGCACGAATAGCATTACAACCGCTACCGCCTGAGTTATAAAAATAAGCCGCATATCCACCACTAGCGGTTGAGTTTGTTACATAAAACCTTTCTCCGTAAACTGGACTCGTAGCCCCCACCAGCAAGTTACCGCTGGAGTCGAGAGTCATTGCCACTGCGCCATTTGTTCCAAACTGCATTGGGTATGCGCCAAATGAATTCAAAACTGATGCATATCCAGTGCTACCAGTTAAAAGACTACCGCCCCCGCTTGACTCTCTGCCAATATTAAAATTTCCACCAGTATTGCCAATAGAAAGAAATCCATAACTTGTGCCTGTTACTGGCTTGATGCGGACTTGTGGCCCAGTTGCGGCTTGCACATCAAGATTAGCCGCTGGCGAAGCAGTACCAATCCCCACATTCTGTGAAGTATCAACAGTAATCGCAGTAGTGCCAGCAGTTTGTAGTGCTAATGAGCCACTTGTGTCAGCAGTTTGTACCAATCCTGCTGATGTAGATGCATTAATTGTAGTTGTCATTGTGTTCCTTCATCTGCTGGAGTTGGTGTGTTGCCTTCAGCCAGTGCTCTTTGTATTGTCCAGCCATAACGCAAACGGCTACGTAATTTGTCGGTTTTCATGCCTAGTTCCTTTGCCCATTGGGCGACAGTTTGTTTCTTGCCACCGTATTCTAGAAACACGTTAGCGCGTGTATTATTTGCTTGTTGTTCACGAGTAGCCCAACGACAATTAGCCTTGTGGTAGTTTCCATTACAATCTATGCGATCAAGGCTAAGATTTTCTGGTGCTTCTCCCATGTCTTCCAAGAAGTTCTCAAAGGATTTCCAGCGCTCGTCATAGACTATGCCACGGCATGAATAATCTTGATTAACTCTATCGCAACGATTACGCATTGCCATCCAAAGTTTGTAGGTGCGAGACTTGCTTTTTCCATGCGTAATGCTTGCTCTACCTATGCGTTCTGCGTGTTCACATCCACAAGAGTTAATTTTGCCCTGAACCATGTCTGTAGCAGGGATATTCTTTTGAGTGCCGCAGTCGCACAAGCATAACCACCACGCACCATTTGTAGGGCGTTGCTTCTCACCCAACTGCAAAACAGTTAAGCTACCAAAGCGGAATCCTTGTAGGTTATTAAGAGGTTTGCCCATCAGGGATTTCCTCGTCTGCTCCGTAAACCTTGCCACCCTCGGCTTGGTACTTTAAGAATTGCTGGTAATCTGAATTTTGTGGGTCAAATGGAATAAAAGCGTGGTCTGATAAACGCTCAACGCTATTTCTATTTGTAAGTTTGTACATTTCTATAACTCCGCAGATGCTTGATAGCCAAATTGATACGCAACGCTAGTTGCGCCACTAGTAATACCAATAATTGCGCCCCAGTTTGTTGCAGACCCACCTGTAACATTTCTAATTGTTCCAGTAGCATCTTCTCTTACTTTGCCAGATGGTGAAGTTGTAAGAGGTGCGTAGTAAGTAACTGTTGGGTCTGCTCTTTTGGTTACTTTAAACGATACTGTTACAAGAGGAGTAGCCGAACTACTAGCATTTGCAAAAACTCCAGTTTGCGCTACCGACATACTATCAGCGGGCGCAACGCTCATCGATGTTTCAAAATACCTCTGACACAACTGCAACTCAGTACCATAAGGACGGTAATCAAAACTCGTTGCTGTTGAACCTTTTTCAAGCTGAACACCCGTCAGATAGAAGGTTGCCCCGTTTGTGCCGACTACGCTTGTTGCGCCTGTGGCTGAATCGTATGCAGTTCCAGCCCAAGCACCAGCAGTCCCACTGTATGTAGAACCAACACCTAAACCCCAAAATATTTGAACTCCAGTGCCATTAGTTGCACCAATCCAAGTTCCAGTAGTATCCCCCGCAATAGTTACGCTAATTGATGTCCAAGTATTAGCCGTTGGAATAGAGTAACTAAATGGATAACTTCTATTACTTGCTGAGTTTCTTAACGCGCCACCAAATGTTCCCGTTAAACTTGAATACACTTGAAACGACAATGTAACGGTTTTAGCGTTGGCAGTTCCCCATCCCAAATCTGCCGTATTAAAACCTTCAATAAATTGTGCGATAAGAAATTCATCGGTAGCAGTTATTGAATAAGCAGAAGAAGAAGTAACCCCTAAATAGTTTGTAAAGCCTACTGGCGGAGTAACTGAACCAGCATTTTGTTGAACAGTAAATTTAGACGCTTGACTAGCAAACGCTTTAAATCTATCAACTGTATAAGTGTATGCCCCGTTTGTAGGAGTAACACTAGCCCCCGCATTACGCTGGTCAATCACCATCGCACCATTGATGATTCTATTGCGAAACACGCCTGAATCGGGGCTAAGAGTGCCCCCGCTAGAACCTACTAGCTTGTCTGTATTAATTGTTCCGTATGCCATATTTATCCTTACAAAACAACCCAGCGTTGACCGCTAGGAATTGTCACGGTTACACCGCTATTAATAGTAATGGGACCTGTGGACATAGCGTTTTTGTTTGTACTCAGTGTGTAGTTTGTAGACACTGTTACACTGTTTTCATAAAACACATCGTCTGAGCCACCACCTGTAGCACCACCGCTAGATACCCAGCCAGTGCCATTCCAAGTTTCATTCTTGCCTAAGCTAGAGTTGTATCCTGTTTGACCTGTTGTAGGGCTTGAAGGACGTCCTGCTGTAGTCCAAGGACCGCTAACGTTACCAACAGACATTGTCTGTAACAGGGTAAAGGTGTTAGCCTCATCCATCTTAGGCAGGTCATTTAGAGTGGCTTTAACCAAGCGCAGCTCAACTTTATCACCTGTCAGCCAAGAAGTAGCAGTTGTATTGTCCTGACCACGTGTAATAGTAAACGTATCGGTTGAACGAGCCGTCACTTTAATAATTTCAATTGTACCGCTAGTGTTAGCAAGGGTACAATAAAAGTAATCACCTGCGGACAAGGTAGGGAATAAAGCACCCGTACCAGTTGCCACAGTCAAACTAGTAACTGAGGAATTAATCCCAGAGGCTAGAGTTGTAGTTGCATTATTAGCAAACTTCATTCCCATAATGTGCTCCTATTAACCTACAGTGATGGTCCAAGTGATTGTCAATGAATCTGCTGAACCTTTGTTAATGGCAGAGAACACCACGTGTGACAACAATGTACCACTAGAAGAAGCATTAAAAATACCTGCTTCGGTAATAGCACCAGTGCCTGTACCAGCAGCATAAGTGGTAATAATTGTTGCTACGTTGGTAGTAACAGATTGTGATGTAAAGGCTTGACGAGCCAGTTCTGTGGTCAAGGCTGTATCAGATGTTGATGCAGCAGTTGTACCTGTACCAATAGCCATGTATGTAAATGGGCTAGTTGCATTGGCTGTTACAGCGTTAGCCAAATAGTTTTTACCTACCTGAACAATCAGGTTTTTCTTTTCAAGAACAACTTCATCATTCAGCTTAATGCTGACATCTCCACGGAGAGAAAGAAAATCGTTAGACATGTGTTTATCCTAAAGTATATATGTTGAGGGCACTACCATTGAGAGATGTGGGACTTACCAAGGTGTAAGCCTGACTTTCACTAATGGATAAGGAGTCCGTAGCACTCTTGTTTGTTAACAGAGCTTTAGTTTCAGCAAGAGAAATACTCTCAGAAACTGGTTTGTTTGTAGTGAAGCGTGTGGATTCAGCAATAGAAACTGTTTCAGCAACACCTTTGTTTAGACGCTTAACAATAGTTTCTGCCAAAGACATAGACTCTGTTACATAACGACCCAAGGTAATGTTAAATACCTCTGTAATAACAGCATGTTCTGTTTCTATTGGAGTAGAATTGTCTGTGCCGTTTATTGCGTAAGCATTTAATGCTGCACCGTTAAGAGCACTAGCATCTATTGAAATATTGAAGATGTATTTCTGAAAGTCTACAGCAGTTGTTTCTACTAAACCTAAATACTCATTCTCATTATCGGTTAGATATTGAGGAATAAAAGTATCCTCTGCAGGATAGGGCCTAGACCATGGTACAGAAATCTGCTCACGTTGTACACGAAGCAGGTCTTGTGGATGACGCTGTTCCCAATCTTCTCTGCAAACTATTAAACCATCCCATCGTTTCTGTAGACTAGATGCTTTAAATTTGCGTCCGCATGAGTCACACAGCGCGTTCCAGTCTCCTAAAATTAGATGGTTTTTCATAGCATCACTTCAGAAAACGTAGTTTGTAGATTGTAGAACGAAACAGTTTTACAACGTTGTCAATATCGTTCTGAATAGAAGTGTCTGTTTTTTCAAAAGCTTCATACCGATTACCCTCAATCCACTTCAAAGTTTCTTTCATATACTTTAAAGGATCGGTGGCATCTTTAGCAGCTAAGGTAGGGATGTCTAGGAGTTCTTCCTGTTCACCCTGCCATTGTTCTGCTATGCCATCAGCATGTTCGACAATTTCTTCATAAAACGTGTTTAAAGCCATGTGCTCNGAAAAGCTGTTGGTCTTTAAATGCAATTGATGAGCAACTGTCCTACTTAAAAACAGCACACCGATAAATTTACCAGCGGCTTGTTTACTCATAAGTTACCTTATTGTAGTGGGACGACGTAAGCACCATCCTCAAGGGGTTCATAACGAAGATAGTGTTTCCATGTTCCTGTAGTAGAACCTGTGCCAACTACAATGGATAATGTACCATCTTTAAAAATAATACCACGTGATGTAGTGTTTAATCCCACACCTGTTGCTGAAACAGTAGGAGCTGCAGCTAAAGTAGAACCATCCACAACAACAATAGTACCTGCAACAGCGTTAGCCAAAGAAGCCGATGCTCCTGAAATGGTAGTTGCTGTGCCTGTTGTAGGAGTTAGTTTATATTGAAGAGTGGATGCTGTAGCACCATTTGCTGTATAGCATTCAGAGTGCAAACTTAGGATTTGTACATCACCAACAGCAGTAAACAAATTGTCCGCTGTTACCATCACTTTAGCAGCAGTTTTAGCTAAGTGATCTGTTGTACCAACCACGCCTGCTGCAATGTTATTAACAATAGCGCTCATGTTATACTCCCATCAAAACGTTGACAGAAGCACCTGTACCAGAAATTGCTGTGACGTTAGCACGTACATATTTCCATGGAGCTGAGGTAGCAAAACCGTCAGCTGTTAAAGTTGTACCAAGTGTTAAAGTAATTGTGCCTAAGTCTACATAAGAGTTGGCATCATCCAGATTACTGCCTTGGATTTTAACTGTTGCTGCACCTGTACTAGCAGTTGTAGAACCAGTTACTTGAAAGGTAGCGTAAGGGCTATCTTTAAAAATTCGGGGGGTAGCACCAGTTGCAGTAAGTCCTGCACCGTTGGGGTCGAGGTTATAAACCTTGCCACATTTGACCCATACATTTGAACCAGCCATAATATTTTCCTTTTACCAAAGACGGAAGACTCACCATCTCCCAAAACAAAGAAAAGGGGCATTACGCCCCTTCCCATTAACGAACGTAGTAAACTACAACAGTCCAAGCGCCAGCTGTAGAAGCTGTGCCTGATTCTGCATACTTAGCATACAACTTGATGTCACCAACTAAGGGGACAGGTTGTGTGTTAGGGTAGTTTGTCGACCATGCAGTCGATACATTAATTTTACCAGCAGTCAGTACGCTTTGGGCATTCACAATTTCAGTAGAAGTTGTAGAAGTACCAATGCTTAATGTTGCTGTTGTACCAGCGTCAGAGGCCACACCAAAGATGTCTATATTGATAATTGATGCATCAGCAGGCAATACAGCCTTTAATGATGCAGTTGTATCAGTACGAGCAACTTGAAACGCCTTAACTACAACATCTTTACTTGTTGGAACTAAGGGGCTAGCTTGGCCCAGAGGAGAGAGATCAGTTGCGAGAAAACCCATAATTTATCCTTTTAGTTGATTGGGGGAACAAGTCCCCCAGATAAATTAAGCGCCAGGCGAACCGTAGATACCACGAACGTCGGTTGCACCGAAGCTGAAGCGAGCGGTAGCCTTGAACTTAGCGTTCTCAGTGTCCCAATCGTTGTCCATGTCGAACTGGTCAGCGCGACGCTCAAAATACTTCATGCCGTGTGGCACGTCAGTACGAATGAACCAAGCATCTGGGTCAGTCAAGAAGTGGCTAGTCACGATTTCTGGGATCATGCCCATAGTCTTGATAGCATTCAAATCATTGTTGTCAGTGCCGACGCGACCGTCAGTACCCAAAATACGCTTTGCTTCAAACATCAATTGACGTGGGATGATAAGCGAATCAGGACGAACAGCAATCAACAAACCAGCATCATTGGTGAAACCAGCGATGTCGATACATGCTTGCTCTAAAGAAGCCTCAGACAAGTCAGAAGCAGTAGACAAGGTGTTAGACCATGTACCACCTTTGAGGTTGACGTGAGCGTTGCTAATCAGTTCTTTACCGTCACCGAAGGTGTAAGCGCTGTTAAACGCACGGTTGTAAACGTTAGCACCGATAACTTCTTTAGTTTGGCGCATAGAGAAGGCCAAACCTTGAGCTTTACGTTGACCGACGACATCGTATTGGTCATCTTCCATCATTTCACGAGTGATGATGAAACCTAACGCAAACACGACGTGTTGGTAACGTGTAATGAAAGCTTGACGCTCGCTATCATAAGAGATAGGTGCGCCTTCAGCCTTTTGAACGCCAAGACCAAAAGAAGAGATACCGACATCTTCTTCGAAAGCTTTCTGTGAAGTAAACTTATCGAACAACTTGTCATACTCTGTGCCGTATTCACTGTATGCTTTGCCATACCAAGCATTGACGCCAGGCCATAGCGCTTTGGCAAACGAGCCGCTATTAATAATAGACATATTCTACCTTTCCTTTAATTAATAACCTGTAGCGCCAGTACCAGTACCGTTAGCTGTGTTATTGAGTTTAACATAGTAACTGAAATAGGTGTCGCCAGGAATGTTATCGGGACGATTGGGGAAACCCACAACCTTCAAAGGCAGAGTGGCTGTTGTTGCCAATCCAGAGCTATCAAGCTGCATGCCAGACGAACCCGAAGTTGTGCTGCCAGCAGTAGTAGTGAACTGACCGTTCAAACCAACGTTAGCAGTGATGGTAGCAGCTGCAACAGAAGTACCAGCATACTGAACTTCATAAACAACGCTAGGATCATCACAAACCAACAGATAGCGATCTGTAGAAGCACGACGATATACTGGAGTATTCAAGTCGTTCACTGGGGGCATGTTGGTCAGATCACCAACGCCTGTGAACAAGATGCCTACAACGATACCGACAGCAGCGTCAGTAGCACCAGCACGAGTTACTGTAGGAGCACCAGTGGCAGCGCGAGCGTCACCAGCTAGTTTTACAGCGTCACCGACCATGATGACTGTTGAGTCAGAGGAAGGCACAAAATACAAATTGGCTTGACCATTATATGGTCCGCCATTAATTGTTTTAACAGGACGGAACCCGTTAATACGAGATACACTTGCCATTAGCAATTCTCCATTAATAAAATAGACATTTCCTAACGGCACTTAAAATTAGTTAGCCTCGACTGATGTCGAGCTTACCATAAGTACCATCAAGAGCTTTTGCTTTGGTGGCGTTTTCCAGTTCATTGACATGGGCTTGTTTTTTCATTTGGTCTTCTTCGTACCATTCTTTTTTGATGCGTACGACGAATGCCTTTTGCCCTTGTCCAACGGAAAGCTGAGCTTTAGAGCCTTCTGCCGAAGCAGCGTTAACTCGTTTGTCTCCCACCCTCACAGAGTCATTATCAACTAGCTCATAACCAGCTTCTAAAAACTCTTGCACTCGATCTCCCGAGTCGTTAATAATTCTATATTCGTAACTGGGGTCTTTTCCAGATACAGTTAAAACCTTACGTGAACCCACGGGAACACGCTGCGTACGACCTCTCGGTGCTTTCGCAATTGCTTCTTTAATGTCACTCATAATTAAGCTCCTTTAATACGTTTAAGTTCNGNCATGTATTCCTTTTCAGTCATNACACCAGTCCGAACAAAACGNTGCATCACTCGACGCTCATCGTCAGAAAGCGCAACATCGTTGTTACTCTTTCCACCCTTATTTGTACTACTCTCTACCGCACCAGGCTTGTCCCTGTTAGCATTGCGGAATTTTTGAGGAAATTCGTCGCGAACTTGTCGCTCCACCTCTTTAAGAACCTCACTGGGGGATAGCCCCTTATAAGCAAGGTCTCGGCCTAAAGCATCAGCATAAGCTCGCATTGGTTGACTGGTTTCATACCATTTGTTTTTGTCAACCCAATTTGTAAACTCAGGATTTAATTGTTCCTGTTGTGGTTCAAATGCGGCTTGTTTAAGTTTACTCTGTTCATCTTTGACAAGATCAATCTGGTCGTCTAGTTTGACGACAGCGGCTGCATCACCTTCTTCAAGTGCAGCAATCTTTTGTGCTTTTAATGCGTGTATTGCACGCGCATATTCCGTTTCACGAGTTTTGGCGTGGTGGCCTTTTAGATCATCAAGGGCACGTTTAAATTCTTTAATTGTGCGGTTCTGATCTTCAATTTTCTTAAAGAGTTCTCCTCGATCCAAGAATTCTTTGGCTGGACGCCATTGTTCTGGATCACCTTCCCACTCATCTTGTGGGACCCAACCCTGTTCCATGGCTTGCTGCTCTGCAGCGGATAGCTGTGGTTTGTTATCTTCGGGTGCGGGGGCGTTACCTTCTGGGGTAACAATGTTTTCTTCAGCCATCTAGGCTCCTTATTCGGGTCTAAAAATAGAAATGACGTCCTCATCATTGAGGGCTACAAATTCTTCGTTGGTGTAGGGATCTTCTATGTGTTTACCAGCAAATCGTGCATAAGCTATGTAGTCTCCCACCTTAATAGGGCACTCAGCTCCAAAATCACGAAAGGCTGTGGGTCCAATGGACACTACAACACCTTTATCCACACCTGCTTGGGCGCGCTTACGGTCGTCATTGTCTGGAATNATNATACCAGCTGCGCTGGCACGTTTAAACGTCTTATCAGTCTCTTCCAACTTGTCTGGTTTAATGACAATGCGATGTATTACTGGAATAATCATTGAGTCTCCTCATCACCTTCGTATTCAATGTTTACGATGTCCTTGTAGGCTTGTATTGCACCCACAAAGTTGCTATCCTGGACTGGGTTAACACCCGCACTGTCTCCAAGCATAGCTCGTAAATCGTTTATACGTTGGTTTAATTGACTAAAAACCACCTGAGTGACAGGATGACGTTTCCAATCAATAAAATCTGCTTTATTCACGCTTATTTAGCTCCTTTAGATGGCTCTTTTGCCTTTTGTTTTGCTGCAGCTTCCGCGTGAGACATCTTCTGTTGATGCTCATTGTCAGCATGCATCAATTTCTGTATAAATGCTGCCTGTTCGGTAGCAGAAAAGATGCGTTGCTTGTGTACGGCCTCTGCAGCCTGAATATTAGCCATGTCCTGNCTGTGCTGCATNTCTTGTGCATGCTCCTGCTGGGCCATAGCCAACTGAACTTGTTTGCTACGCTCTTCCAACTGCATTTTATGCTGCTGGGCTTCGGCTTGTAGCTGTATTTTTTGACCTTCCATTTGACCTTTCATCTGCATTTCTTGCATTTTAGGGTCAGGAGGTGGTTGAACTTGACCAGTTTGTGCTACCTGAGCATTCAAAAGGTCTTGCCAATTGGGCTGTTCTTGTGCATCCAAGATTCTCTGTACTACTTTGACAGGATCAAGCACTCCAGTTGGCAACAATTCCATGAGTCCTTGTGCTTTGAGCAACTTTTCAGTTTGCGACACAGCTGTAGGATCAGCACCTGGGAAAATCTTATGGGCTTTGGGATCAAAGTCCATTGGGTTAATTGTTATTTCAAGGTCCTGCACTTCTGTACTTGGATTCAAATACAAGTAGTTGAGCCTTGCAATCTTTAAAAACTCTTCTGTCAAGCTGCGATACAAGCGTTTGTACACAGCTGTAAACACTTTCATGCCTTGCTCAATGGTAGCCATTGTAGTTGTGGCAGGAGTGTTCTGTCCTGGCATCTTACCAACAAAGATTTCAGCGACTGAGGCCAGTTCTTTACCAGAGGTAATCAAACTACCCATCAACTGAAACAGCACATTGCTAGGTTCTTTTGTTGGAAGAGGAACAATTTGTTGTTTAAGGTCAGTGCCCGTAGAGTTGACTGCTTTCCACTCACCAGGAGTAAAGCGATTGTCGCCCATACGAATACGTAAGCCCTTACCAATGAAGCCAGACTGCAATGTGGACAGATGTCCAGAGTCAAGCAATTGGTTGATAAGTGTGTTTACTGATTCATTGATCGGACCAAGGAGGACACCAAAGCCAATATCATAGAATCCACCATCAGGATTAGGAATGAAACCAAACTTAGTGTAATACTGAATTGGATCAATCTTGTGAATCTTTCCATCAGGTCCCTGTTTGATCGTCGTTTCATCAAACCTAGCCACAATACGGACCACTTTCTTGCTTTCCTTGTGGAAGGTAACAATGTATGGTTCTTTGTAGCCGTCGTCATCTAAGTCTAAGAAGGTGTGTTGTTCAAT